TCTCTTACATGTATATTACATGTAATCTGTTCCGAAATCAACATCGACATAATCATTAAGGACACGAGAATGATATTCTGGATCATAAACATTCTTCTTAATCAGTCGATCCCAACTAGGAAAACCTGCCAACACTTCTTCTGCAGTAACACCGTAAGTTCTAATTTTTTTCAACGTTTTACCAACTAATTTATCACGCATCCTATCCATAGCATCATGTAAGCCACCAGGCACCAACTTACTTATAGCTAAGAATAAGTTTCGAAGATAATTATAAGCATACTTATTGGACGCATAAGTACCATAGGCATGCCCTATGCATGACAACATAACATCAACAGGGTCACGAATCTTAGCTTCTTTACCATAAACTGCACGAACTATAAATTCATGAGTTTCACGAAAAGGAAGAAAATCACACTGTCCATTTCCTTTCTCAGGGTTAAGAACAAAATATTGCTTAAGGAAACATGCACCACGAGTAACTAAAAGCCCCAGCGCCGTCTCGGAACAAAACGAAACACCAGAGAACCAATCCCTTATATCTAAACGCAAGTGTGCCAAGGCGAAAGCAGCAAACTTATCAATCGTAAATAGATGACTAAATCTTGTTTCAAACCTATTATATAGAAAGTCATCACCATAACAGATAAATGCCAACAAATTATAGATATAATCTTCAAGCTCTGCCCTATCATCAAGCGGCGCATTATGTAACGTCCAAATACAGAAAAGGAAGAAATACATAGCCATTATCCACGAATCTCCATGGCTAGTATCCCATATGCCAGAAGGCATTTCCCCATCAACATAACACCATAAATCAGCAAAAATCCGCATTAATTTGACTGTAACTTGCTCTATTATCCATTGCAATAAAGACATCTTAATAGGATAATCAGGATGTGAGGGATCCTCATGAATTAATGTAGTAGAAAAATACCAATTGAGCATAAAGTCAGTAACAGTCTTGTCAAATTTCTTACCGTCACCTTCCTCAAGAATCTTTTTCCAACAATTAGATAAAGTCACTCCCAATAACTTTGCTATTTTATCAACCCCCCCTCGAGAATGAGGATGTCCAACCAATATAACATGTCCACGTTCACGCAAGTGTCGTAAACGACACACGAGACGTTCAACATAGATGAACAAACTAGAAGGTATAACAAATAATCTCATCTTCATTGTCCATTTATCATAAGTTGCTTTATCATACTGTTTATCATAAGCAATCGCATGCTCATCTTTTATTGTTGCATTAAAATAAATTGTAGGACGAACACCCTCACATATCATGGATTTCAAAGTCCGCAAATCAGCTAATAATAAATCTTGTTTTTTTCCATGGGCAGTCACTTCCAATTCATTACCATCGCCGCATGGTATATGAGTCTCTGTTCCAGGCTTTAAAAAATTTATACCTGCTGAAGCAGACAATGCCATATCATAAAATTGGGTAAAATTCAATGGTGCAGAACACTTCCCAAATTCATAGATCTGACATTTATGATAGAACAACAACATAGCTTCTTCACAAAGGTGCTTTATTTTTGCAAAACAATCAGGCATCTTATGAGAGTCATTATTCATATCTGCTACCTCAGTAGCATGTTTGCGATGAGAAACTCCATCAGCTGTCGAAATAACAAAGGGTCTACCATTAACTGTACCGACAGTTCTAAAATATCCGGAAAATTTTTGCAATATCAACGTCGATAGCGATGGAACTTCGCCAAGGACTTCTTTTTTCCAAACTTCACGGATAGAATAGGGTGTTGCGTAAACTCCAAACAGATCACGCAGGTGAACAAAGTCAGCTACTTGCATTGCCCGCAAGACAATAGGATTAACTGAACATTTAGGTATATCACGCGACCCTGTACCATCAAAATGAAAAGGAATACGAACTGGGGTCATACATTTCTTTTCAGCTAATTTTATCTTTAAAAACTCTAAATCACCAGCCAGACCTGCACGATAAGGTATCGTATCCATAAGGAATTCCCCATTAATAGCTTCTATTGCCGCATCATACTTATTACTCATTCCACGAACAGACGTACTAAAACGAAAGTCGGCAGTCAAGAGCGAATTACCAACCAACGTTAAAGTACAAACACAATCATCATGAGTACAATTTGCCTCTCCAGTTAAAGTTATATTAAAATTCTCCATCGGACTCTTCTTCGTAAAGAAATAAAAGGCAGCGGTGCCCTTATTCTTCTTAGCTCGACAAAAACGTTGCAGTATGAAAAACGATGTATTTTCACCAACCAATGGTAAGCGGACCTCACCTAAAGGTATCAAGTTAGTTCGCGTTTGAAATTCCAATTCGCACTAAACCAATTGACACCTAAGTTAAGATCAAATGATTTTT